GGCGTACCGGTCACGGGCGCGGTGAACGTGCCGTCGCCGTTGTCCACCGTGCTACCCAGCGTCAAGCCCGAAGGCAACGAATCCACGGTAATCGTGATCGCGCCCGTCGCGCCGTTGATGTTCTGCGCGGTAACCGAACCGGTGTAGGCGTAGCCCACAACTGCGTCGGGCAGATTGGCCGTGATCGAAATAGCCGGCGCGGCAGCAACCGACATCGTGACGGCCTTGGTGCCCGTCTGCACGCCGTCTGTTGCCTTGAATTGGGTGTTCGTGCTGCCCGAGGTCGTCGGCGTGCCGGTGACTTGGGCCGTCCATGTGTTGTCGCCGTTGTCCGTGGTTGCGCCGAGTATCAGGCCAGCCGGAAGCTGGAACCCTGCATCGACGCTAATTGTCATCGCGCCCACGGCATTCGGCTGTCGCGATACCGTCACGCTGCCCGTGTAAGCAGCGCCCACGACGCCGGAAGGCAGGCTCGTGGTGAATGTCAGCCCGGACTGCGCGGCAACGTTGATCGTGTCCGTGAGGGTCTTGGTCTGCGTGCCGTTGGTCGCGCTGAATACGCTCATTGCAGTGTCCCGGTAATCGTTGCGGTGTAGGTCAGGCCGTCATCCGTGGTCGTGTCGCCAAGGACAAGGCCCGCGGGCAATTGGTCAACCGTGATCGCGATCGCGCCCGTTGCGCCGCCTATGTTCGTGGCCGAGATCGTGCCGGTGTAGGGATACCCGCGAATGCCGTCGGGCAGGTTTGCCGACAGCAGGATTGCGGGCACGGCACCAACCCGAAGGCCGCCGTATTCGATCAGGGTAGCAATGCTCGCAGACCATGAAAGCCCGCTTGCATCCGTGAATTTCACCGTGACCGGCGACAAGAGCGCCGACACCTTCGCGGCCGGTTCAAGCACCGCAGATACGTCCGTAACCTGGTTCAGCGTGATGGTTTCGCCAGCCAACCCAAGGTCAGTCGAAACGTCAGTCATGAGTCTGGTCCGCGATCACGTTCACGGCGTAAGTCTCCGTGCTCAGGACGGCGCCGGTTGCATCCGTGAATTGCACGTCGCCATACAGCACGCGGCCGGGCTGCCATGCGCTCGAATCGGCAAAGGAAAGCTCGTAGCCGCCGCCGTTCTCGTCCACGCGATCCACGGATAGCTCGGCAACAAGTCCGCCCGTCTGGTCGCGTAGTTGCGCGCGGATACTCGGCGGAAGCGCCGCAGGCTAGCCGTTTTCCTTGTAGGCGCCCGTTAGCCGAAACGTATCGCCGCGCTTGAAGTTGATCGTCAGCATGGTTTGGGCACGGTCGGGATGATGCGCTCGGGCTTGCGGCGCAAGATCACTCTTTGCCACCACGTAAGGCGGTGACGGTTGCGGGCACCTTTAGCTTGTCCACGGATCGCCATTTCCATGACACGCCCTCGTCATCGGATACCAGCACGTCCACCGTGCCCGGAGCTTTCATGTTGACTCGCACCAGTGGCGCACCGAAATGGTCCTACACGTCCCGCCAGCCACGACACGCAACGATCATTGCGCCTTCGACTTCGACGTACTCGGCATCGCCGCCTTCGTCAAATTCGATGTCGCCAAGATCGTCGTCGGGCTGTTCGGGTTCGTCGGTCATGCGTTTCTCGCGGGCGCAGTTGGTCTTTTGACAGGCTTAGGGACACCCGGCGCCGTGCGCCTTTCATGCTGGCCCACCGCATGCACAACTATCCGGATCGCTCGCAGTCCTTTGCACCGCGACAAGACCCCCGCAGTGTCCACTAGCCCGGTTTTGATTGGCGCCGCCTGTCAAAGCGCCCGCATGCGGATCAGTCTTTGGGGCGTCGGGCAACTTGCGACCCGGTAACGTTACGCGCGCCACTCGCCACGGATTCAAGAAACCTTGCCTCTGCCGCCGTGATCGGCACAACCATCACGTCACCCGCGAAACAATCAGGCAACGCAGTGAAAGGGATATACACGCCCGCCGTAGTGGCAGTCTTGGTGACGATTACCCTAGCCTCGCGTATATCCATCGCCACATACCATCGAATGTTCGGCGTCGTCAGTCATAGCGATCTTTCGGCATCGGCGCACCAAGCGGTGCGCGAAACCAATCCTTCCACGCGCGATGCCACGGCTGACCGCGAAAGTAGCTCACGATCAGGTCATCCCACGGATCGGCAGGTAGCGCCTTCCGGTTCGGATGGCGCACAATCTCGCCGTCCGCATCGTCAGAAAGCGCCCGCAGCGCACTACGCTTGCCGCGTGGCGCGCGCATGTAGCATCCACCAGGATTGCGGCGTCGTGTTCGGCTCATGTTGAATAGGTTGCCGGTTGCCACCCGGCGACGTTGCCACCCACGGCAGAGCGCCGGCTTGTCGGGGGCTTCGCGCCCCAGCGATGCTTCGCGGTGGGCCGCTAGGCATAATTCGAGGCCGGTAGTTGCCGCGTACCGGCGGACGCGTGGCGCTTGCGCGCTTAGGTGCCCGGCCGGTTCTGGCTGTGCGCTCGACGGCTAGGTTAGTCGCGTGTCCGTTGCGTAGAGGCTGTACCGGGCATTACTTCAGCACGTCCGGCATGGCCGGAGCGTGCAATTCATCTGAATTAGGGGTGGGCGCGGCGGCTCTGTTTCCGGAATGGATACCGAAAGATCGCGCGATAAAAGCCCCATCCCTTTTCAGATTACCCCGAGAATCGGCATTGGCCCCCTTGTTAATCCTCACAACCTTGCGAAGCTGATATTGCAGTTCATTCGTGTAGTCATCCAGTGACAGCAGCAAGCGAGCCGCCAACGCCTTGCGGAACCGCACATAGACCGCCCGTGCGCGTCCTGACGTTGGGTTTACGTTGCGGGCGGTAAGCAACCACCGCTTGTACAACACGAAATACAGCGCATCCCATGCCGCCGCCGTGATCATGTCGGGGTCGCGAGCATCCGAACGAATCGCCCCATCCTCGGCGAACGCGAACGCGAACGCGATCGTCCAGTAGCGCAAGTCCCGCAGCGTGGTGTAGTCCTGCGCAATGGCGCAGCGGTATAGGTTCCAGCATGGGAACCCGTGATAGCCCTCGCCTTGCCAGACGCGCCGGTCGGCATCAATCAGGTCATCCGTGATGCTGCGATATAGCGCCTTTTCGGCACTCACCCCGCGCAATCCGCGATCCCCAACTGCCACGCGCACCAGTTCTACGATATCGTTCATTCCGTACCCCGTTCGCGCCTTCCGTGGCGTTCGGGCCGTCCGTGTTGTTGTGTTGCCTAGGCCACTTTCAGCGCCTTCATGCGCTTTACGTACTTGGTGTACGAAAGCGAACTTTTCTCGCGATTGCAGCGCTCGCAAGCTAGGACCATGTTCCGCAGTCCATTAAACCCGCGATGCTTTCGCGGGATAACATGGTCAAGCGTCGCTGTGGCTTGGATGATTCGGTAGCCGCAGTAATGACACTCAACCCACGGGCGTCCGCTGAATAGAAGCGCCTTGGCTCTACTCGTGTTCACGCCGCCTCCTTCGCCAGCGTGAACCTCTCGCGTGCGTTCTTATAGTTCTTGCGCAGATACACACCCAGTGGCTTGCCGGTGTACTTGCGGCACAGGTAATCCAGGGAAAGCGGCATCTCCAGGAACTTCCCGCCGCGCACCTCATTCAACACGATCACGCAGCGGTCCTCGCCATTGCAGATTCCGCGATATGCCTCATCGTGCAAATAGCAAGATCCCGCAACGATCCCACGCAACGTCTTACCGGTTGCTAGCGGGACGTCACCGCGCATCAGTCCTTGCACATGACCCTGAACGAAAGACCCGCCAACCTTAGACATGCGGTTTGCGACTGTGCCGCCAACAGGGCGGTCGGATGACGGGTTCTGGAAGTAGTGCGCGTATGTAACTCCGTCAATCACGATCTGGCCTGGCGCGCGACCCACGTACGGCACAACCTCCCAACCTAGGGCAACATCCAGCAACGCGTTCATGCCAAGCGCGCCATCTAACTCAGGGTGGTCGCTGACAAACCGCGTGAGCCTGTCCTCATGGTTACCGCGCAGTAACACCTTGCGGCCGTGAAACTTGCCCATGGCATCATCTAGGCGCTGCATCGCATCATTCCCAGCCTGGATGTCTGCGCTCAGCCTTGCGCCCTCCCGCTCGGCTGCGGTTGCATAGCGAGACAAGCTAGGAAAGTCCCAATGGTCGCCCATGTGAACAACCACGTCAGGGTGATACTCTCGGACGGCGCGGCCAATCCAGTCGAAATGCACGGTCGGCACGCCTGGTTTGACCTGCGTGTCCGGGATGATGAGATGGCGGCGCGGGTTACTCATAACCATTTCCTCGCAATCTCTTCGCCCATGCACACGATCAGCACGCCTATCGAGTACAGGACTGCGAACGGGAACCAGATGGGAAACAGGACGATTGCCAGTAGGCCAATGGCGCCGTGCTTGAGCGTGCTCATCGCTTCACCCATTCCGCGATCAGCGCAATCGTGCCGATGACGGCAAATATCGCGAGCGCGAGCGCCCACGGCATCCATATTGGCGACAAGACAGCCGCCCATGACCAACCGATGTATCCGGTCAACTTCAGGCCGATGAACAGGATCGCGAGCAAGTCAAGGAAGCTCGCGCCGTGGCTAGACGTTGAATCGCCATCGGACTTCGATGCGTTGAAGGTTATGCCCATGTCAGTTCCCCACCAGCGCTTGGTAAGCAACACAAGGCGTGTACTGTTCTTCGCCCGGCCACGTTACGGACCATGCCGATTCGCTGCG